AATTTTTATTTTTTAAATAAATCCCAGGATGACAATATTTTTATTTCTTTTTTGCTTTCGGTTTTTTTGCTTTTGCTATTTCATCTGATTCAAAAACTGGCTTTGATGCCTCTACTGCCAGCTGATGCAATTCCTCAGATACAGGTACTGTCACAGTCAATGTTTCAGGCTCTGCTTTTGGTAGCCCCTCATAGTAGTACAGCAGTCTTTTTAACATGTCAAATACACAATCCCCACACCAGTATGTCAATACATAGCTAGGATTCAAATACAGGTGATAGATATGCTCATACATCTGTAGATCCTGAATAGGTATGTTTCTAGTGTAGCCTAGTTTGACAGTGTCAAAATTTATTTTGTTGCTTTCTAAAAAATCAATGTGTTCCTGTTTCATATGCTTTGTTCATTAATGTTTTAAGTAATACAGAAAAAATTGCTGCACCCATCATCACTATGATCACATCAGTGACATAGATAGGCAATAGATACAGTGCTAATGCTACCCATGCAGGTAGACATACCAGGCAATTGAATGGCCTGAAATCTAGCTTCAATTTTTTGTGAAATCTAGCCATCTCAATAAAATAGAAACTGAAAAGGCCAGCAGCTAAAATGTTTAAAATTATCATATTACAGTTTTTATTCTTAGTCCACCAATTGTTTTGATACAGACATCATCTTTTGATCTGCCCTCAATCTTTTCTCTGATATATTCATTTACCTCATCCATGATGTCTAATAGTGCATCCATATCAGTCTCTTTGTTTATGTCAATCACTACATCTAGGCCTGCATGTATATAATTGCCTATCAGTTTTTTTTGTGTGGTATCCTCTTTTCTCACTGCTTTTGAAAGTTTCTTTTTTACCTTAGTTACAGTTTTAAATAGGGATCTGTATGGTATTTTCGTGTCTCTGCTTAGTTTCAAAATATTTCTGCCATTGTCTGCATACAGTTCAAATACATTTTTCTCATACCAGTGCAACTCACCCATTGACTTTTTAACCTTAGAATCCATCTCATCATCTATCCCAGTGCTTTCATCTGCTTTCTCATAGTTATCACAATATTCAGTAAATGACTTTCTGAACTGATTGAAAAAAGTAGATCTGTCACTCTTTGCCATATTCAGCATTGTCCTGACAATAAAGTATTTCAAATACCCACTAGTCCACATGCCACACAATCGTTCATCATTCATTTCACATAGCACTAAGAAAATTTCCTGTCTTAGATCATCCTGCAGTTCTGATGGCTGCATTTTGCTGATTGCCTGGTTTATGTCTTTGTCCAGGTACATCTGTGTGATTATAGTTTCTTTGTTCATAGATTAGTTATTTGTCCATTCTTTTAAAATTACAGCACCATCACTTTCTGTAGCTATCAGGCAATGGCATCCTGATGTTTTTGCTTTGTTCATGAAATCTATTTGATACTGGCTCATTTTGTCATTGATTGTTTTCACCTCACAATAAACGCTGATACCTGTGAACTTATTGTACCCAATGATGTCAGGTACACCTTTTAAACCATTGAATGTCCTGCCCTTGACAGCCAGATTGTTTTGCCTCCATACAAAACAGAATCTAGATTCTAGTGTTTTTATAGCCTTTGCTGTGATCTGTGATACTGTCAATTCTTTCATATTTCAAATTTGATTCAAAATTCTGATAGTAAAAAATATTTTACTGATTATTTTTTGCATTTGTTTGCATGTAGTTTTTCATTGCATCCCTAAATGATTCTTTTTCTGTATCTAGTGTCATTCTGTTTGAATCACCCATAGCCTTGTATTGTGAATGATGCTCATCTCTTTTGCTTATAAATGCCTGGTGTCTTTGCTCTCTGTAGATTTCTAACATCTCAAAAAATGTAGGCATATCCATACGATCATAGACTTTTCCATATTTGAATCTAGGCATACCATCCAGAAACAGCATTATGTCCTCAAATGCTAGCTGATCCTCAGCAGATGAATCAATCAGTGCATAGGCTAATTCTAGCACCTGATCTGCATTCATCCCTACTCTTAGATTGAAATTTGACAATGCCTTTGTGATAGCTTTTGCCACTACAGCTGCAATCTTATCTGTTCCATAGCTTACAGCTAGTGCTGGCAGTCTGCTGCTCACAGGTATGTTCTCAATGATTGCCAGTGGCATTGGATTGCCTTTGTCTTTGTACCTGCATAGTTCATTGTATACTTTGCCAGTGCTACCCACCATGACTGCGTTTAAAAATTGCCTCGTTAAGCTGTTGGTCTGTGATATGGCTAACTCTAGTTTGCTGTGTTTTTGTATTTGCATTGTTTTCGTTTTTAAGTTCAAATAAACCTTTCCATCCTTTTGCCATTGATTGACTGATGATCATGATTGCTGCATCTTCAATTCCTTTTGACAGTGTAGCTAGTTCATTTAGGCTGGCCTGTTCTGACTGTGGTGACCTGAAATTGAATTTATGTTCTGTAGATTTGTATGCTTTCCAGTTATCCCACCAATTCTCAAATCTTTCATTAGGCCATGGCAAAACAATGTCAAATTCTATTTTGGATTTTTTGACTTTCTTTTTTTCAATTTTAATTAAATCTATATTTATATTTTCATCTTCATTTTCATTTTCCATATGTGATGACATATGTTTTTCATATGTAGATGATATGATGTCTTTTTTGCTAATTCTATTAGTTTTTCTGCTTTCAGTAAAGTTTTTTCTTTTATTGATCTCATCTTCTACTCTTTGATTGTAGTACAAACTGTTCTCATCTTTTTTAAATTTTGCGAAAATGTCACAATCATATATTTTACATATGTGCATCATATGTTTTTCACTTAGCCTGCCATGTAGATGCTGCATGCACAAAAGTCTGATATATTTGCCTACCTGTTCATCACTCATAAATGCCACACCAGTGATGAAATCACTTGAATAAAATAGAAATGCTGGATCTTTTGCCATAGTATAAAAAATGCCCCAGTGCTGTGGATCGCAAAGGGGCAGGTTATTACAAACCAATAAACTCATGCAGTCATCCACTACTGTATGAATCGTGTTTCAAATATGTTTCAATAAATTGAAACTACAAAATAAAATTTGATATTTTCCAAAAATTTACTGTCCTGCCTGTTTCAAAATCTTTGCCCCTGAATGCAATATGTATCTTTCCTGCATCTACTAGTTCACCCCTCCTAGGTGTCACCCTATTGATAGGCCAGACTAGATGTTCAGCAATTTGATGATCACAGCACACACCTAGTTTTTCAATAGCATCTAGTACATCCTGCTGCTTATTGTTTATGTTTTGCTTTGCCTCCTTATATGCAGGCAGGCTGGTTTGATAATCGTACATATTAAATTTCTAGTTTTATGTCAATGTAGTAGCTGTCAGCTGTGCCTATTTTGCAAACTTCAATAAATTCTTTCATCCACTGCCTACGCAATTTCCTAGTATGGAATGGCCTGTCTCTGATTAATTTATCATTTTTATACAGATAGATCCAGCCTTTTGTTTGATCATTTTTTATATTGTATTTTCTGCTTGCTGCCATTGTAAATGATTAAAGCCCAGCCATTTAGACTGGGCTATTTAAACTAAAAAGGTAGATCACCATCAATGATTTCAGCATCTATTTCCACCGCCTTTGGTGCTGCTTTTTTCACTGGTACATTTGATGATTTGTTCTGATCAGGTTTGTATGTATCTAGTGTCACCTGTACATCTTTGCCGTATTGATTAGGCTCAGGAAATACATTGATGTCTACTTTTACATACCTTTTACCATTGTACTCAAATGAATGCTCTATAGCATCATCTATGCACAAAGATGTTTTAAACCATGATTCACTTTTTTTCTTTCCACTACCTAATCGGATTTTTTGTTGATCTGCCATTTTATTTGTTTTTATTTAGGAATTTGTATTTTGAATGTCACTGTACTTGATTTGATAGGCAGATCACCTTTGTGATATGTTTTTTCATGATCCTCAATGGCTTTCTTTTTCTCAGTCAGTTCAGCTATTTGCTGATCTAGTTCATCCCATCCTGGTAGATGGCTGTAGTCATATTTGACACTGCTGAACTCTGATACCTGGACACCATTGATCTCAGCTTTCTGCTTAGGATGTTTATACAGTTCATCCATCACATCCTTGCTGATTTTCTCTTTTATCATCTTTGTCAACTGTTCCATAGCATTCAGCCTGATGGCTGTCTCTAATGCGTTTAAATTGCCATTCTGTACTTGTTCTGCTATAGCCTCAGCCATTAGATCCAGGCCGAATTTAGTGGGTGAAATCTCACCCACTCTGATGTCATCTAGTCTAGATAGTTTTTCTGATTGCATCTTTTTTGATTGTAAATTGTGATTTGATATTGTTTTCCTCTACTAGCTTACTGTTCATGTGATACAGTGTGTTAAGCTGTCCAATGGTTTCACAGCTGTCTAGCACTAGCAATAGATCCTCAGCAGTAGTGTAGACTTTCCTAGCCATTAAATCAATTTCATTCAATACTGGCTCAGGCTCTTTCACTTTCTTTGCTACTACCTCATGGCTCTGATATTCAGTGTCTAGCTTTTCCTCTGTAGGGATCAGAAACATCTGCATCAAAGCATATTTCAATGCAGTAGACATTGCCTTGTTTGTAGACTTGTCACCTGAATCCATTGCCTCACCCTCTAGGACAGATTCAATGAATGATCCATCAATGGTGAAAAACTTAAACTGACATTTCGCAATGGTGTAGATCAATGCCCCACCTGATTTTGTCAGCCTTTCCTCTCTCTTAGATTCTAGTACATTGCTAGTGATAAACACTGCATGTTTTTTGAACAGGGGCTGTAGTGCATTGTACATGTCATCAATGCCTCTAAATGAATAGCCCTGCTGTGCATTCTTTTTGTTTTTACCTATAGCCTCAATGTCCTGCATGATGCTATTGATTGCCTGGTAGATTGTTGGATTTGCCATTTGTTTATTGGTTTTCATTTGTGTTTTTGTTATCTGGTAGAATTGTAGATCTCACATATCCGTTTTTCTTAAATCCTTTTACTATGCTTTGAATTGTCATCACTGCCACTGGGCTGTAGATCATTGCATCTACTAGTTCACCTAGCAACTGATGTCTTTCATGTGGCACTAGGTCACACCATGTAGGTAGTTTATTGTCCTGCATATTCTGTAGTAATTTTAGTGATAGAATTTTTGATGCCTTTGAATGGATCTACAAAGTGAATGACAATAAATTCATAGATGTCATGTTTGATAAATGCATGTGCCATCTGCCAGTATTGATCTAGTGAATACTCACCAGATTCCTGACAATGATCACCATCATGATCTGACCAGTCATGCACCCATTGCAGTCTGTCAGTTCGTTTAAGCCATGCCTGAAACTTATCTAGTGGGATGTGGCATCTGTTGTCTGTACTAAGATCAACAGTCAATACATTGCAGTCTGTGTCTGCATTGTAGTCAATGATTTCAAATAGTGTTTTCATAGTGTTTTGTGTTTTGTTCTACTAAATTAGTAAAAGATTTTATACTAGCAAAATATTTTATCACTTTTTTTAAAAATATTTTTAGACTAGAATTTGACATTTGCCAGATCTTTGCCTAGTTTGGCTGCACATTTGGCCATGTACTTTTTTTCCTGATCTGTGAAATCAATCTCTTTTTTGTTCCCATCATAGCCCCTCAGTTTGTGATAGTAGTTTGTGATCCCTGGACAGTATTTTGTGAAAAACTGTTTGGCAGGTACTATCCTGAAAAATTCCTCTCTACTCATATTGTGAATGTTTTATAGTTATCTACATCAAAGATGTCAGATTTTGTTTTGATTTTTGGCTTTGCTTTTACATTGTGTGCAGGGCTGTAGCCCATATCCCTGCAGTAGTTTTCAATGTCTCTGTACATGATATTCAATACATTTTGCATTCTAGCAATTGGCTCATACATATAGTTTTCATCTATGTACTGCCTGTCATATAGTGATATTTTTTTACTCATGTTTTAATTATTTAGAAAAAATTATACATTGCTTTCCTATCTTTGATGTCTTTCTGCATCTGCCTGATACAGTCTTTGCATTGGTGATACATGCCATCTACAGAATCCCATCTCTTTCTAAATTGTTCTTTCAGCTTTGTCTCACCACATTTTTTGCATGTTTTATATGGGCAATTTTTGCACCCATTATGGCAGCAGTGTCCTCTGCTTTTAAGATACTCACCTGTGAATACCTTATAGCCATTCTCAATAATATAGTCCATTATTTGCAGAAAGGATCTTGCAATATAGCTAATACTGAAAATGCAGTGACCAGGATGATGATGGCTTGAATGCCATAGTTTGTTTTCTTTTTCATAGTGTGTTTTGTTTAGAAATCAAAAATAGTAAATGATCCTTTACTAGCCAAATCTTTTTTTAAATAAAAATGCCCAGCATAGAAATGCCAGGCCTATTACACTATGAAAAACAAAGTTTAGATATTTTCCTCTCTATAGATCTGCTCTATATGTTTAGGCAGTATGGTGTAGTCATTGTTAAAGTGACTAGGCATCACATCCATTAGCCTTTGATTCTTATAGGGGCTATTGCTAGATTTGCACCATCTTTTGCTGATCACCATCCAGTTGTAGAAATAGATGTAGGTGTTTGCCTTTTTGATGTACTGCTTTTTATCTATAGGCAGTTTAAATTTCTTAATCAGTGACACAGATCTGATCTCATTATCTAGTTCTAGATCCCTGCACAGCCCTAGGTGCAGCTTTAAATTTCGCACCTTTTTGCCATCTAGCATATCATTGAATTTCTCATATGCTTTTCCATTCATGGCATTTGTCCAGGCATCACATTGTTCAGCCCACTGTGTGAAATGTGCAAATTCATGCACTAGTATTTCCAGGGCATCAGGTCTGTCCATGGCACAGGCTAGCAGTGGCACAGTCTCATCAAAGAATCCTGCACATCTATTTTTTGCATCTAGTTTTAGATACTTTGTGTTTCTCAATTCGCACTTGACATCAAATGTCTTGCATGTGTTTTTGACATGCTGCACAAAGTCTATCATGCTGGATCTTTTAAGATAGCCTCATCAGGTCTATCTATTTCAGATGCACTCACTCGCTGGCCACCTCTGACAGTACCTAGCAATCTTTTTAATTCTTTTTCTACCTCATAAACTTCCTGTAGCTTTTTAATCAGCCACACCTCTTGATCTACTGCTGTCATTTTGTTAAATCCTTTTGGTACTTTCATATTCAAACTGTATTAATAAATCAATGTAGTGTCTAGCTTTTTTTAAATCCTCAATACCATTCTTTTGTCTATGCCTCATCACATACTTGATCACATTGCCCTCAATAAATGGCACATCATTTGCATGAATGAACTCTGTGGGCTGTATCTTAAAACTGGCATAGTGGCCACCTCCTATTTGAATTTCACTTGCTTTCATGTTATAGTATTTTAGTGCCATCATACACCACACCATTGTACAGGCATTTGCCATCAATCACCTGGTGTGTTTGTGCAAAAAAGAATATCTCTTTGTTGACTGTATAAAAATGGATAGTAGCAAACCCATGCTGCCAGTCAGGGATCTTTCCTGTAGGGAAATACTCCACCTCTGTCCTCACCCTGCCACATCCTATTTCTAGCCATACATAGGGATTGTTTCTGTTTGTGATCGGTTTGTAGTTAAGTCTATGACTATGCCCTGATGCACCACTACCCATGTACTCATAGATGTTTTTCTCACCTGCATTCTTTGACAGGGATAGACCATGCACACCTGTAAAAATGTCAAACCAGTTTATGAAATCTTTGCCATCCCATTCAATGCCATAGTCAGCAAATGAAAGGATGTTTTGCAATTCTGTAGATTTGTACTCTTTGAATAATACAGCT